CTATCGATATCGCTACACTTGAATTTGAAATGCCAATTTGGATTAGTACACCAGCCAAGGTACAAAAGGGCGGAGTTGTGCAACAAATTATTGCTAACATTTATGATGATACAGGTAGCTTCTCAGGTGATATCATTGATATTGCCAGCACAAGTCAATTACGTTATACACCAATGAATTACTCTGTTGTGTACAGCGGACCATCGGGACCAAGTACTACAGGATATTTAACACTATATTCGACTATCTCTGGCGACGGCACAGAAGGTACTCCGGCACCATGGGAAAATTTAATTAATCTCTATGGTAAATTAGTTAATGGCACCAGTCAAGTTCGTTTAACGTTTGAATATCCCGATGGCCCACATGAATTAGTTGGTACTGTTGCGTTTAATCCAACTAATGGCACACAGCTATTGTTTAGCCCAGATTCTCAAACATCACCGGCTAACACATTGCCTGCGGTTAATGCTATTATTGATCCATATAACGTAAATGTACAAACATACTTAACTGGCATTAGTTCAGGTACAAGATACCTAATAGTAAATCCAATTGGGTCCAGTGATACTGTAACCGGTACTGCATGGAATGGTCCTGCTGGTACTAATTTAGTAGCTAATGCCAATGATATCATTCAATACAATGGTAGCTATTGGGTAGTTGCGTTTGATAGTGAAAACAATCCGGGCATACAGTACATTACTAATATGAACACTAATTCACAATATGAGTGGACAGGTAGTAACTGGGTAGTTGCTGGATTGGGTATATATCGCCCAGGATCCTGGAGTTTAGTAATCTAATGGCTGACCATACAGAAGGTGTGGGCGCATTAGTCTATGCCAAATCAACCAATCGTTATCTTTTCTTGTTACGTAATAAACATCGTAGTGCTGGTCAATGGGGTATAGTTGGCGGCAAGATTGATGGCGGCGAAACTGTTATACAAGCATTAGTTCGTGAGATACAAGAAGAGATTGGGCAGGATTTTACTAAGAAGAAATTTATTCCATTGGAAACGTTTACAGCAGACAATCGTAAATTTGTTTACTATACTTTCTTAGTGGATTGCGATTGTGAATTTGTTCCTGCGTTAAACGATGAACATCGCGGATACTGTTGGGTTGAATTAGATGATCACCCTAGACCGTTACATCCCGGTCTATGGCGCAGTTTTAATTTCGATATTGTTAAAAAGAAAATTAAGACGTTAGAATCGATACTCAAATAAAAAGGGACCTAAGGTCCCTTTTTAATTTCCTGCATTTTTAATTAACTATGAGGTAGGAGCTGTTTTTACTATACTATCCCACGATTGTGTTGATTCGTTCCATTGGTATACTGTGTTACTACCCGAAACCGGAGTTGGGTAAGGCACTGGTGGTTGCCACTGCCATGTACTTGTACTCAATGTCCAACTTGGATAAGGTTGCGGCGCATAAAATACATCGTTTTTACTATCGTATGTCCACCCAACAGATGGATAGTTGCCTCTTAGCGCCACACCGCCATCGGGCTGACCGTTGGCGCCGTAATGTACGTTGCCGCGAGTATTGTAACTGCACTGAATATATGTGCCCGGGCTAGTGTCAACAAAATTATTAAAGAATTCTGCTTCGGCTACAATAATATTAACTACTTTTCCCTGATCAACTTTTGCATAATGACTCATTTTTCTGTTCCTTTAACTATAATTATGCAGTATATGTACCGCTTGATGTAAATGTGTGTACCCAATATGTTTTGCCGCCGGAAGTGTACGATGTTACTGTGCCTCCCGAACCAAGCTGTGAAGAACTTTGATAAGAAATAACAACAATACCCGAGCCACCACTGCCACCGTAGTACCAATTTGTTCCATTTCCGGGATAGCCACCGCCGCCGGCGCCACCACCGGTGTTTGCTGTACCTTGTGTAGTTGTTCCATCGTTGCCGCTACCAGCCGATCCTGCATTTGAGCCGCCGCCGCCGCCAGTACCGCCAGTTGATGTTCCACCATCATATGAACCACCGCCGCCACCGCCAGCATAGTAATTAGATGACCCCGATACACTATCAGCAGAGCCGGTGCCGCCATTTCCGCCTTGGTAGCTACTTGATGCGCCACCTGTTTGACCTACTGCGCCGGCACCGCCACCGCCACCGCCAGTATCAGTTCCGCCATATGCGCCACCATTGTTTCCTTGGCCGGCGGTGCCGCTACCGCCACCACCACCACCAGATCCGCCTGAGCCGGGATTACTGGTACCACCGTATGCGCCGCCACCGCCACCCAACGCTGTTGTCATAGATGGTATTAGTGCGCCGCCAGTGATAGATGAATTACTACCGTTAGAACCAGCGGCACTGTTTGTTGCGCCGCCGCCTGCACCTACAGTGACAGTATAGCTAGTTCCTGGGATTAGCGTCAAAGTAGTACTTGAAGATGGTAACATGCCGCCTGCACCACCACCACCACCAGCATAACCCGAACCACCACCACCACCACCACCAACAATTAATGCATTAACTGGGTAAGAATACTGTGCCACCGGTTGCCATGATATGCCTTGGTATGTTTCAAGTTGACGCAATGTAGTATTCCAACGTGTTGCGCCGGATGCTGGGCTCGAAGGACGTTGTGCTGTTGTTCCTTGCGGGAAGTAAATAGCATCAGTACGAGCACTGGCATCTAACGCCACTGCCGGAGTTGATGTACCAATACCTACGTTTGATGTAGTACCAGTAATAGCCGTTGTACCCGTAACAGTAAGATTTGATAAGCTAGCTAATCCTGTAATATTATATTGAGGGCCAGACGATAGTGTACCAGTTAATGTTGCACCAGTATTACCAATGGTACCAGCATATACTGTACTTGCTGTAATACCAGCTGCTGCATTTACTGCACCAGAATGCGTCGTTGTACCACTAACTGTTAAGCTGGTTAATGTACCAACGCTAGTAATATTAGTTTGTGCGGCTGTGTTTAACACACCATTAATAACTGCACCAGTATTACCAATAGTACCAGCATATACTGTACTTGCTGTAATACCAGCTGCTGCATTTACTGCACCGTTAAGTAGTGTTACACCAGAAACTGTTACGTTAGATAATGTACCAACACTAGTTAAACTTGATGCTAGAACGTTAGAACTTAAAGTAGCTCCAGTAATTGTACCGGCTACTACAGAACCGGCTGTACCACTAATTGCAATACCCCAAGTACCACTAGCATTAGTACCAGTAGTTGATGGTGCATATGATTGGTAGTTACTTGCAGTTAATACTTGGCTACTATTTTGTGTAATAGCACCAATAAAGTTTGCATTACCGTTTTGGTCAACAGTACCCACTGTTGAGCCGGAACCATTTTGGAATACTACGCCGCCACCGCCATGATCTGCTTGTAAGTACAATGCGCCAGATTTAGAACTGATATACATCGCACCAGTTGCTGAATTATAGCGTATATCTCCATACGTATCTGATCCATCGGCACTACTTGCTGAGTAAACACGCAAGCCAGACGCTAGAATTGTAGTTCCTGCTAAAGTACTTGTTCCTGTGGATTGGTTTGTGCCAATTTCAAGGAATGCTGCTTGTAAAGTATTAGTAACTGTTAAGTTTGCAAATGTTGGACTAGCAGTTGATTGTAAGTTTTGTGATTCACTTAAAGTAACTGTATTGCCGCTTACACTTATACCGAAACCGTTTGTACCCGCGAATGTCAACGATCCAGTTACTAGGTCTACACTACCCGACCCCGATGTACCAACAAGACTTAAACTGGTACTAACTGTGTTAGATGTTATAGATGTAATACGACCATCTGAGCCAACTACAATAGTTGGAATACTAGATCCGCTACCATAGTTTCCTGCTGTTACGCCAGTATTAGTTAGACTTAAACCAACGTTAAAGCCCGAAGTGGCGTTAGCTGTAATTTGTGCTGTGTTAGCCAATGCTGTTACAGCAACCGGTGTACCGTTGGCAAAATATCTGTGATCTGAGTATACTGCGCCAGCGAAAATGTTACCTGTTACACCAGCACCACCACTTACCACTAAAGCACCAGTTGAAATACTAGTTGCTGGAGTAGTGTTTGAAACTAACAAGCCACCGGCTTGTACTGTATCATAGATAATATCCGATTCAGCAAAGTTAATAGTTTTACCAGTTCCAGATGCTGGGTTAGTTTGTAAATTACTTACAAATGTCCAGCGATCATTGTTGTGGTTACGTACCATTGCTGTGTAAACTGTATTATTGCCTTCAAGACTATCAGTTACGTGACTATAGAAACCAATATCGAAGTCATATGGCCATGTATATGTTTCACCAAGTAATAGTAATGGGCTTGTTGCACTTAACGTACTTGTACTTTGACTAACAACGTTAGATACATACAAGTTACCAGCAACATAGAAGTTACCACCTACGTATGCAGTTTTAGCAACACCCAAGCCGCCTTGCACTTGTAATGCGCCAGCACTTGTACCTGTACTATCTGTAGTATTAGTAATAGTTGTAACGCCAGTAATTGTAGTTGCTGCACCAAGATATGTATTACCTTGTGTATTCAATGTTGGGAATACTGTGGTTACTGGGTTTGTGCTAGCCGATGTTACACGGCCGTCTACACCAACTGTTACAGTCGGTACATAAGCAGCATTACCATAGGTTCCTGCTGTTACGCCAGTGTTTGTTAGATTTAAACCTAAGTTAAAGCCAAATCCATTTGAAGTATTAGATACAATACTGGTAGTATTAGCAATAGTTAAATCAACAAACGGAGTGCCGTTAGCAAAATATAAATTATTTGTGTAAACTGCACTAGCATTAATGTTACCTTGTACGCCAACACCACCAACTACTTGTAGTGCACCAGTGCTTGTACTTGTACTTGTAGCACCAGAATTAGCTACTACGTTTGGCACGAATACGTTGAACGGATTCTGTAATACCCAATCGCCGTTGTTGTATGTAAACATAGCATAATAATTACCATTAGCAATAATATCGCCCGGTAATAGTGGATATCCACCTTCACGTTTAGCACCCTTTATACCAAGTGCATCAACTGATAATGTTACGTTGGCACTAGTATTTGTATAACTTGGGCGTACATTAATTAAACAACCTTCGATCGGAATCTGGAACGGAGGATTAAATGTTGCTACTAAATTATTAAGAGTACCAGTGTCTTCGGAGAACATTGTACCAACACCGCCAACACCATACATTGGATTTTGTAATACCCATGTAGTCGTGCCTAAGTTAAAGGTTAACAACATCTCGTGGTTATTACCACCAATGTCACCAGGCAATAATGGTTGGTTTGTTCCTTTAACAAGTGTGTATGCTCCCAATCCATCAACATTTAATGTTGGGGTACTTGTTTGATTTGGATATTGTGCACCACCACCAATGGTTAAACCATCAAGTAATGCATAATATGGAACTGTGTTATCAATTTCTAAAATATCTGAAGTAAATGTACTTTGGAAGGAATACAAGTTAGCTACAGCACCAGAGTTAGCACCCGTAACGTGTTGACCAATGTCCCATATACCAAAGAATAGACTACCAGTATTAGCAGTAAATACACTATCTTCAATTACTAGTATGTTAGCAAGATTGTTTACAGTTAGTCCAGATGAATCAAGTTGGCCATAGGCGGTGGCATATTGCCAACTATTACCTTGGTATACGTATTCACCATCTGGGAAACTAGGATTATTGTCATTTTCAGAAATAAATCCGCCCCACGATAAACCACTACCTTTAGTAACAATATTAGCTTGGAAATACTGATAGTCGTCAGCATCAGAATACTGAATACCCGTTGTTGATACACCAAAGATCGGATTTTGTAATACCCAAGTTTGTGTACCAAGGTTAAATGTTAATAACATCTCGTGATTATTACCACCAATGTCACCTAATAACAACGGAACATTTGCTCCCTTAACAATCGGGTAAGCACCCAGGCCATCAACGTTTAGCGTTGGAGTATTTGTTTGGTTAACATACTGAGCACCGCCACCTACAGTTAATCCGTCAATAAGTGCTTGGTATGGTACTGCAAAATTCATAAACAATTCATCAGACGTGCCAGTAGCATCAACGTATTGAACACCCGTTGTTCCCACACCAAAGACTGGGTTTTGTAATACCCAGGTAGTTGTACCAAGGTTGAATGTTAATAAACCTTCGTGATTATTACCACCAATATCACCTGCAAGCAATGGATTGTTAACGCCCTTAACGATTGTATATGCGCCTAAGCCATCAACATCTAATGTTGGTGTAGGTGTTTGGTTTACGTACTGGAAACCGCCGCCAACAGTTAAACCGTCTAATAATGCTCGGTATGGATTATCAAATTCTACCTCTAGTGAATCTGTTGTAAGTAAAGTATTGGCGTACGATAATATTGCACGTGTGCCGGTAACCGAGCCATATACTTCTTGGCCGAGATTCCAAATTGATAAGGAGTTTGTTACTCCATTGGCGCCAAAATAACTGCCCTCAATACCTAATAAGTTAACTGTTGGGTTAAAACTATCTATAGCCCCAATAG